CATCTTTAGATGCCTTGGCATGTAATTTTTCATTACTTTCTTTCAGGAATGTATTGCACTCTATTAAGTTTTGTATCCTAGCCGCATATCCTTCTCTTTCTACTGCCCAGGCTTGTGCCACTTCATACGCACTATCCTCTGCGTTAAGAATATCAAGAAGATCCTTAGCTTTATTAACTGCTTCTGGTGTAGATTTTTTATACAGTCTTACGTATAAAGAACCTCTAAGTTCAATAATATCTACATAACTTGAGTATTCTTTAGCAAAGTATCCTTGCATACGACACCCATGTTCAATAGCATTATTACTTTTAATAGCGTTTGACTCACTCATTTCTTCTCTCCTGTTTCTACAAACGTAAAAGAAGCCACTTCCTTGTGGCTATATTAACTATATCACTCACTATGTTACTTATTGCTAAGTCCTCAGACATCAGTCCTCAGACATCTGCAATCATAGTCTTAATGGAGTTAAACTTCTGATCCGGGTCATTCTTACTAGCCCGAATCTTAAGTGTAACAACTACCTCTGCTCCATCTGAGTTCTCCATAGTTTGTGCAGTAGTGTCTCCACCATGCACTTCTCGCAGTGCTACAGCAATCTCTTTAAGTTGGCCTTGCCCCATCTTGTTAGGGGTGCCGTCATCCTTCTTAAGAAGAAAGAGAATGTCAGACTCCTTACCAATTTCTGGCGGCTCTTCGCTTGAATTAGACATCTCAATAGTCTCAAGCACTTTCATATTAAGAACTACGCCAGGCTTCTCGTTAATTTCCTTCTTCTCCCAGTTAATGCTGACACGGTGAGTACCAGCGGGGATTGGGGAAAACGATTCCAGATCAGCAAGTTCGTCAATGCTGGAGTCAAGAAGGTCAAAATTAACATCGCTCATTTTACTATCCTTAGCACTTGTGTGCTTACTAGGTTGGCTTACTGTATTACTTACTAGGTTGGCTTTCTATACTACTTACTAGGTGGGTTAGGCTCACCACTCCTATTGCTCTTTATAACTGCTTTTTGAAAGCTTTATCAGCTAATTGTTCCTTGCTAATATATGGCTCTAAACATTTACTCGAAACGTTAGCTGTGCTTTCTATAGAATGGCCCTCATTAAACATCCATTCTAACTCGCCTCTATCATTTACATAAAAACAACTTGTCAATATTAACTTAAGCAAATCTTCCGCCTTGAATTCCATAATATTACCTCTGCCATACAGCGTCATTTTCCCAAGGTTTTTCAACACCAAATATCTGTGTATCTGTCATCACATCCATAGGATCAACTACACTACAGATATGGTTATAAATTCCTGCCCAACTATCTCCTGCTTCTAATACAGCAAGCTTTCTATCTCTAGGAGACATAGCTTTAATTCTTTCTCCGCTTATCATAGCTTCAGATACTCTTAGTAAATTTTCCGTTGTCATAACTCTACTCCCAGAGATCAGTAAGTTTAGGGTCATCTGAGTTTTCCAGTGTTATACCTGCTCGACTTCCTGTCAGTACATTATTCTTATAGATGGTAGATGATGCAAACTTATGTTTCTTGTTAACTACCTCACAGTATACAACCTCACCAAAGTATTTAGCTGAGTTACGTGAGAAGTTTCTGGTACCAGCAGTAGGTACAAGTTTCTCTTTACCATCCTGCATCTCCACTGCATTTTCATGTGAGATACAACACACATTGAACGCAGCATTTTGTACATAGGATAGAAAGGTGTCTAGCACTTTCCCTAGATTACCCCAATCATCGTAAGTCATCTTATAATCATCAGGTTTATTGCGAGTAATGTTAGCGATGGCACTATTAGTTAGCTGTGTCAATGAGTCGAATACTACTACAGTATCCTTCCCAATCTCAGACAGGTTAAGTGTAGTGCCAGTTGCTCCATCCTTAAATTCTTTTATCTTAATATCTACACACTTAGCACAGCCTATCTTACCATGTGTGTCACATATTGTGACTTCTCCGCCTTTAATAACTTTAAGACAAGTCTCAATGGCTATAGGGTAGCCTCGTGTATCAGGGAGTTTAATAATCTCTACTCTTTCCTGCTCCTCTCTAGGAAGTTTCAGTAGTGTGTCTGAACCATTCTCTAGGTCAAACCATAAGATTCTAAACTTCTCACTTAACTTACCCACCAGCTCAGTCTTACCACTCTTAGGTGGACCGTATACTAGAACTCGCTTAGTTTTCTGTGCTTTCATCTGACTTAGTTTCATTATTACTCTCCTCAGACTCCTTCGCTTGTGCAGATGCTTGTGCAGATGATTCTTTAGACTCCTTCTCTATCTGTGCCTCAACTACTTTCTGTGCATGTAACAACTGTTCGTCACTTATCTCCATAACTTCACGTATCCCGCGAGTCAGTAGTGCTACTTCACCCATCTTGTCATGAACCTTTGCTGTTTGCAAGTACACAATGCTGGTTACAAGTTCCTGCCTTAGCTCATTTTCTTCTGCTTCCCCAGTATTCTCAATTAGATCATAGATAGCAGTAAGTGCTCCAATGTGTAGATCATAGTTTCTTGACTGTTGAAACTTAAGTAATGTAGCTTCAATCTCTTCTCTTGTAATAGACATTACAGTAACTCCTTTAGAGTAAGTCTTCCAGTGTAAGCTCAAAATCATACTCTCTAATATTACCTTCTCTATCCAGTTCTTGTAACTGGTTCTCCTTCAACTTAGACATGAGGTTCTGGGTATCTAGGTGACATACGTCCATATACTCACAGTTTCTACCAAAGGCAGTACAGCTCTCGCCATTCATAGGCCAGATACCATAGTTACCTTCTTGCTCAAACAATCTCTCTACAGTTTGAACATCCCACATTCTATCTCTAAGCCACAGAGCTCTCTGGTGATAGTTCTTAGGGAAAGAGAACTCCTCATACCTTAGTAGCTTCGTCATAAATACGAAATACAATACATCATAGGAACTCTTATCACCTTCTATCTGATCTAGTACCACACCGTAGCCTGTAGCTTGAGAACTATTCTTATATTGATAGTGGTTAACCCAAGTACCGCTATTGGTTTTATTTTCCATAACAGTAAACTCACCTGTCATTATGTTCTGGAGCACTAGGTCAAGGTAACCTCTATAAGTATGTATTGCATGTTTCCCAGGGAACTTAATTCTAAATGAGAGTTCTGCTGCTGGCTTACCTGCACAGGTAGCTACTACATACTCAGACAGTTCTCCATCTTCTAGCCTAGAAGCAAGCATCTGTATTGCATTGGTAGCATGAGCAAAACTTTTCTTCTGCTTAACATTCTCAGCTAGGAAATCAACGTCCCATTCTAAGAACATCTTAAATATAGTCTGGTGTAGCGTATTGCCTGATACTAGCTCAGCAATACCAAAGCCTACTGTTTTACCAAATGCAAAGGTAACTGAGGTTGAAGCATCTCCTGCTTTCTCTGCTTGCAAGCATTTAAGCTGATACTTTCTAGGACAAGCATGTAAGAGTTGTGAGCTGGAGTAAGATGATCGCACGTAACGAGGATCAATCTGATGATCTTCTAGTTCCACTGTGGGTATAATATTGCTAGTGTTATCAGTGCTGTCTCCAAGGCTATCATCTAACATTGAAAAGTCTAGGTCATTCCCAGAGTTAGCCATGTGATCTCTCCTGTTCTCTCTCCAGTGATCCTATCACAGAGGGCTGGAACTTAGCTAGTGCCCATGCTGCTGCATACTCTAGCCATGAGTAATGTATAGCAGTATGTCCTGCAATCTGTTGTATATCATAGGCACCTATCTTAGCTTTAAGAATAGAACCTTCGCACAGTATGCAGTGACTTCTAAGTGAGCTACATGATCCATAAAATACTTGTCCGCATCTACACACATCTGGATAGGGTTCAATACAGTATCTAGAAAACCATGTATCTACAGCCTTCTCATCTAGCATAGTGTCAAATATCATAAGTCCTTTCTTGTGATAATTAGGAGCACACTCCCGTCTACAGTAGATGTTAAGTGCGATTGCGAGTTTAAGATTTGCGACTGCTTCTTCTCTTCCAAATGGATATAGTAGTGGGACAACAAGAGATATAGAAGAAAGGACATTATTGATACCACTACCAGAAACAGTCTCATCACTACTCTCCCTATTCTCCCCACTAGCTTCTTGCTTAACTTCTTGCTTAGCTGCTCGTATCTTAGCTAGTCTTTCTTGTATGTCCACTATTGTACTCTCCACTATTGTATACTTCCTAAAGATCAGTGGCGGAAATAGGAACCTTACTCTTAGCACTTGCAGCTTTCTTAGCTTTAGCAGGTGTCACTTCTATTCCAGCATGTTTCTCTAGCCCTTTAACAATCACTGCTATCTCTTCTTCAGCTAGTATAGTGACTACTTCTGGAGCAGCTCTAAGAGTATCATGTATGTCTTTAAGAATGTGAGGGAATCCTGGCACTGCTGCATCTAATGCTTCTTGCAGTTCCATAATCTTATCCCGCACTCTATCTACTTGTGCCTCACTCTGTGTCTCACTCTGTGTCTCACTCATATCACTCTCTCCGGTTTCTAACATCAGGTCTACCAGCTATTATTTATGGCAATCTAATTCCCAATCCTTCAATACTTGAAAAAGAGCCGTAGAAGCACTAAATAGTCTGGAACGCTCTCTTTTTGATCTAGCAGTTATAGCCAATGCTTTACAACTATAGCAAGCACTGGCAACTCTAGCTTTATTCCAATTCCTTTCACTAGCTCGCTTTTGTTTAGCTGTTTGAACTTTACTCATATTACTATCTCCTTTGCTTGTGGCAGTTATCTATGGCAACTATTTTTTAGACCTAACATCAGGTCTACCAGCTATAAAGTCTTTAGGAATTCTAGATAGCCAGTCAAGATATATTATAAGTAAGTTTCCTACTGAATTATATCTTATCCGGTATGCTTTATGTTTCTCTACACACTTAAAGCGGAACACTGTATCATATAATGATTCCCTTCTAAGTGCCTGCATAATAGTTTCATGTGCAGTTCTTGGTGCAGTAAGTTGCAGGTGAGAGTTGTCTCGTAAGTGCTCCCATAGATGCTGGTACTTACGAGGTTGTGTTTCCATTCTCTCACCTGCTGGCACTTTATGCCTTTAATACCTTTAATGCCTTTAACATGCTATAGGCTTAGATAATGTTAAATATCACATCTATCTAGTAGTACTTTGAGTTCTTGCAGGTATTTATCAAGCTCCATATTTCCGTTGTGTATTCTGTATGCTATACCACATGCTGACCCAGAAATATAGCTATCTTCTACAGATTTGTCAGCATCACTATCATAATTAGATGTATCTGTAAGAACTCTTAGAAACGTTTCGTGTAGCTCATCTGTAATAGCTCCTAACGCACGAAGTAAATGCTCCTCTCTATCTAATGCTTCTCCTATAGCACCTTGCGTACTTTGTGGCAGTACTGGTGTTGCTTTCGTAGCTTTTCTTGTCTGATTTGAAGCCATTATCTTATCCTCACTTGGTAAACTAAGTAAACTAGCTAAACTAGCTAAACTACAGTGGCGTCCCCAGTAGGACTCGAACCTACGACCCACAGCTTAGAAGGCTGTCGCTCTATCCAACTGAGCTATGAGGACGTTATTCACATACTCCAGGGATAAAAAAGCCCCCTTTGCTCTGAAATGTTGTAAGAATTAACTTCTACACAACTAGAGACAAAGGAGGCAAGGGAGAGTACCATGTATTACTGTATTACTGTATTACTGTGTCACTATGTCACTATGTCACTGTGTTACAATGCGTCAGCAGTAACTTTAATGGAGAGCAATTCATCCAGCTTGTTATTAGCCCAGATAATAACTCGCTCGTTGCTATCTACAATATCATCAGGTGCGCCTTCTACAAATACACCTAACTGTTCCTTGAGAACTTCCAGAACTTGGTTGTCACCAGCAGCACGCTTGAAACGCTCCACAAAGAGAGTAGCAGCAGCTTGCACTCGGGTAATATCCTTGCCAGTAATCTCTGGCATAACTGCAATATAGTCCTGAGCAAACTGCTCCAGATCATCCTTGGAAAGTACAGAACGATCAGCTCTTGGGATGTGAGCAATATGGCTCACAGAAACTTTACCCTCTTCTGCAAGTTTCTCAAGACGCTCTTGATCGAACTCCAGATCATTATCTACATAGGAACGAATGTGGTTTTGCACAATATTTTGTACAGAATCAACAATCATACTTACAACTTTCTGATCCTCTGACTGCAGGAGGTCTATAATTCCGTTAGTATCAGGTGCGTCATACTCCACTGACAAGGTGGGACGCTTATAACCTTGCTTGGTACGAAAGTGAAAGTCAGTTGCTACACGAGTCATAGAAGTCATTGTGTTTCTCCAATCATTTAGGTTTGCGATGGTACTTTTAGTGGAGCCTATCCCGGCTGCCTGGGCATGATCACTATAACAAGGGCGCCCGTAGGTTGCAACACCCCTTGCCTGCATAGAAGTTTCGCGTCCCCTTAGTTATTGCTTCAGATAGTTGCTTCGGATAATTATTTTACTTGTAAAGTCATCTAACATTTCAATCAATGAAAGTTCTTCTTCTCCAGTCTCTTCAAACTCCTTAAACTTCTCTTTAGCTTTTTTAAGGTCACAAGTTCTAGCCCAAATAGTTATACCTGTAGCGTTCACGATGATTATATAGTTACTTTCCATTTAGGTATCCTCTCTTATTTCTGTATTAATTTCCAGTAATCTTCCGTTCCAGTAATCACTCTTCTCACTGTGTGAGCTAGAACTATGGTCCACTAGCAAGTGAGTTTTTTGTGGAAGTTCACTGCTTCCATTCTTAGACATTTGCATATTTCTATCAAATGAGGCTATCTTTTCTTCCAGTGTATTACCAGGTACTCGTTGTGTCACTACTCCCTTAACAAAAAAGTTAGGTTCGCAGATAACATAGAGTTCTTCTGCTGCTCTTGTGACTGCTGTATACAGTAACTCTCGGAACCACATATTAGACTGGGAAGCATGAGTTATGAAGAATACCCTCCTATACTCTGAACCTTGTGACTTATGAACTGTAAGTGCGTACCCTAAATCCATGGAGTTTAGTTCTCCACTTCCAGCTAGTTCCTTTGTCATATCTAAGTCAGGTATATACACAGTTACTTTATGCGATGCCTCTCTGGAGATTCTTTCTTCCCCATCAGTATGCGATGCCATGTGAGATAACATATCATCTACAGTTTCTAGTGAGTCCATACCATTGAAGTTAATTCCCGCTTCCGCTGCCATTCTCTTATCTACATCTGACTCCATTCCATTGTAGTCCATTGTGTCACTAGGATCACGAGGTAACTTACCATAATATGCTGGGTTAGTTTTAATCTCAGTTACAAATGCTTCTGATTTATTGTAGAGAACTTTCTCTCCTACTCGTATGTATACTTTCTTAATACCTGCATAGACTTCCCATACTTTCTTCTTCTCTGGATCAATCTCCTTCTTAGCTAGGTGGGTAGCAATACAGATATTCATGATGATTGTACCAAAAGACTTATTGAAAGGTGTAAGTATCACATCTTCTACAGGCACATATTGTCCTGAGTCTATCAGTTGTGGAAGAAACATTTGTATAGTTTTAATTGCAGCAGTCTCACCAAGTTTCTTTTTCCATGGATGTATAGTTACTTTCCCTTTAGCTCCTGCATCTATGCTAAAATTATCTAGCTCAGTAGCAGGTATCTGCTTGCCACTCTTAATCCTATGTGCCAGAGCTATGATAGGGGATTCCAGAGCTTGGCGATAAATGTGTGTAAGTTCTACAGTTTCGGCCCCCATCTGCATAGCATGGATAAAGATACTTTTGCCAAATACTGGAGGTAGCTGATGAATGTCACCGATCACAATTATCTGACAGTTATGTGATATAGAATCTGCTAGAGTATTCCATAAGTCCACCGAGACCATGGTTGCTTCATCTATAATTAAGATATCTATAGGAGGTAAGGGTTTTCCCTCATTCCTAGAAGGTATGAATTGCATTGTTTTCTTTTCTGTGCCAGTTTCTGGATCAAATACAGTATAGTATTCTGGCTGGTATTCTAGCAACTTATGTATAGTTATGCAATTCTGGTGCATATCTCGTGGCAGAGCTTTCTTAAGATTCTGAACTGCTTTATTTGTGAAAGATACACATGCTATAGAATGTTGTCCAGACTGTAACCACTTGTGATCTGTGGTTCCTAGTGTACTTATCTTATCACCCTGTAAAAGTTTCTGGATCATGCCTTTGACAGTTGTGGTCTTACCAGAACCTGCTGCACCAGTTAGAACCAGTGGTTTACCCGCTAATGCTAGGTCCATGGCCCTAAGTTGGTTGTTATTGTATATTATATCTGCTGCGGTAGTTTCTGCTCCTGTACCTGTGAATTGGTACGATGCAGTTTCAGTATCTTTAGTATAAGGTATCCCACCATTTGGGAGTATCTCTTCCTTATCTATATTATGTCTTTTAAGTAATGCTCTGAGGCGTTCTTTAGCATGATATGTGCTGGAGGAACTCATATCTCTTATCCTTCTATTCTTCTATAAATTTCAGTTTCAAGTCCAAGCCTTAGAGTCTAGCACTCTTTCTGGTCTTTGTCCTGTCGAATTGTATGAGTGCTACTCTCTTAACTTCACCAGTAGCTTCACCTGTTTCCTCCCAATACTCTCGTATAGATACTATAAAGTAATAATTATTTGCTCTTTTATCTAACTCTAGAAAAGCATCTAGTGAATCATTCTGCCATATACAAGTAAATAACTTTTCCTTATATAATAACTTCTTTTCATAGGATGTCATACCTACTATGTCACCTATGTATTCTTTATATAATGCTAACCTCAGTCCCATGCGATCATAACTTGCTAGGGAGTACTCATTCAGTTTTGTTACTTCCTCAGGTGGAAGGTTCCATTCACTATAGAATCCAGGAGGTAAGTTATTCTGGTAGTTATTCTGTAAGTTATTCTGTAAGTTATCCATATCAGTATCCCTTGTTCCATGCAATTCTCGCCCTTAAATATGCTGCTGTATTTGGGTAGTCTCTACGCAGCGGCTCTTTCTCAGGGATTGTAACTTTTGGCCGATCAACTGTAAACTTAGTCTCATTTTCACCACCCTCACCACTTAAAAAGTCTGCTGTGATTACATGAGATTTAGCAATAGTCATACTTGCACTAGGTGCCGGTGACTTAAACTCTTTAAGTATCGACTTCACTTCCCTAAGTTTCCTCAGCAATGCAAGGGAATGTATGGTTCCTATTTCTATATTAACTTCACAGTGTTCAATAAGTTCTTCCATATCTCCCGGAGTTACTTGAGAAGATAGTAAGTCTATAGGATCTGTTGCTTTGAACGTA